GCTTGACATTTACCGCTCAAAACAATCCAGACCAATCAACGGTAAAAAGAATAAAGGCCATCTGGCCCAAGATGACCATAGCAAGTACCGATACAGTAAATTTCTACATAGGAACCCAGATGTCTACGGAAGAGGCTATTACGTGGAGCTCTCCAATAACTTTTAACCCAGATAGCCAATCCAAGGTATCTTGTAGAGCGAGTGGTAAATTGTATGGAATCAAGATTGAATCTACCGGGGATACCTCTTGGAGACTGGATGGGCTAGAGTTTGAATTAGACGATGCTGGTAGACGCGGCTCAAGGAGTTACTAATGGTAATGGCTTCTGTAAAGAAGGTCAAGTCCGTAACAAGATACGAGCCGGGACCACTACCAGAGAATACAGAGGATTTGGGAATCTATGTAGTTACGGAATTAAAGAGATTAGGAAGCATACTATTCAACCAATCGGTGATGAGACTTGAAGAAACGAACACAGCCCCAGCAAAACCAAGAGACGGCGACATCAGATACGCTGATGGAACTAACTGGAATCCGGGAGCGGGTGCAGGAATTTATTGGTTCGATGGGTCCTCCTGGACCAAAATGTAGAGTCGCTTTAATCTTCCCTGAAGATATTGATGTTGTCTGGCCTCATGTAAAGGACCATATAGCAAGAAGTGCTGCACGAGCTGAAGGGGAACTAACACCTGATGATTTCTTCGCATTTCTAGTCGATGGTCAAATGCACCTATGGGCGGCTATAGAGGATAAGAATATTATAGCCGCGATGGTAACGCAGGTTATCGTATACCCCCGCAAGAAGGTGTTAAGAATTGTTGCTATAGGGGGAGAGGGAATGGAAAGATGGTGGCAGTTCTTCCCAACGCTGGAAGACTTTGCCATGTCGTTAGATTGCGCCTCCCTGGAAGCCTGGGGTAGGAAGGGCTGGGCAAAGATCCTAAAAGATTGGAAATCCTCGTACATTGTGTACACTTATGACTTAAAGAAAAAGAGTATTCATTAATGAGCTTAAATAAAATCCACACCCGAATTGTTATTGACTCTATGACCGGAAAGGTCGAAGAGGATGAATTCTATTGGCATGACACCGATAAAGACGGTCCTATCTCTCAGTTAGGTGGGGGTGGTGGTGGAGATGGTGATGCTGAAGCCGCTGACTTTGGTGAAGCTGGGGATATGGGTGAAACTGATATGGGTGGTGGCGGCGGTTACACAGGCGGCGCAGATGTAGCAGACTTCGCTGGCCCTGGCCCATCAGGATCCCCAGGAACTGGAGGCCCCGTTGGCCCCTCTTCTGAAGCCGACACCTCTCTTGATGACCATAGTGACCCTGGAGCTGGCGGACCCCCTGGAGGGCACCCGGATCATGGAATGTCTGGTGTTGGTGGGCCTACTGCTGGCTCTGGAATGGAAAGTGCAACAGGCGGTGCAGCCTCGATGGGCCTTTCTGGAACCTCTGGCGGTGGTGCAACTTCGTCTTTTGGCGACTTCGGAGGATTGATTGATCCCACTTGGGGCTGGGGAATTGATGATGCAGCAACTTATGGATACGGTCATGGGTTGACTCCAGCAGGAAAACTGGATTGGCCCGAGGGTGATGACGAAGTTTCAGAAGGCGGTGGAGAACCACCACCCGGCGGAACCCCAGCTCCAGCCCCAGGTGCTCCGGCTCCCGGCGCTCCAGGAGTTGTGGGCGGCCCATTACCGGGATCGATAATCCCCCCTTGGTGGTCTGGCTCTCCTCATGCTGAATATGAATGGGGAAGGTACGGCACACCATACGCTATCCCATCTCCACGATGGGAAGGTGGATACGATGTTCCAGGGCATCTAACTGGGTATATGCCTCATTATGAGGGATTGCTTGAAAATGCGTACACATATCCAGACATAAAGGCCCTTGGCCTTATTTATGGAGCTCCTCCACCAGCGCCTGCTGCTGAAGAGGAAGACGATGATGGTGGTGAAGAAGAAGAGAGTGGTGGTGAAGGCGGAGATCCAGTAGAGTGATATACAAAAGAAGTTCAGTAACTGACGGAGAATAACCTATGGGCGGCGGATCACAAACAACTAGAACAGAACCCTGGGACGCGCAGAAACCCTATCTTAAATATGGTATGGGCGAAGCTCAGCGCATGTATACTATGGGCGTTCCTGATTACTATTCGGGGAAAAGCATAGCTGGATTCGACCCGGCGCAAGAAGCTGCCCAAGCATACACTCTAGGTTACACTAAGGGAGAAAGACCAGCAGAGATGCAAAAAGCTGCTGAAACCCAAGGCATGCAGCTTATGGGCGGTAATGTAGACTACTCTTCAGGGAACTTCGGTAGAATGGCTACTGCTTTAGGTGACCAAGCTAAAACTCAATTAACTTCAAATGTTCTTCCAGGAATAAGACAGCAGATGGTGCAATACCAGCCCGGCGGAAGCTCCAGGGGCGATATAGTCCAAGGAAACGCTATTGCTGCTGCAAACCAACAGATGACGAATAAGTTAGCAGAGATGTATGGGGGTGCATACACTCAGGCGCAGGGGATGCGTCCTGGAGCTGTAGGGATGTATCCGTCATTAATGGCGGCTCCATTAGGTATATCAGGAGCCATGGAAGACGTAGGTGCTGCACGACAAGACATGACTCAGAGAGGGCTTGATGAAGGGGTAGCCAGATATAAGTATGATGCTACTAAAGGACAACAGGCGCTCACCAACTATATGGCTGGCATATCAGGTGATTACGGGTCTACTACGCAACAGCCTGGGCCTAGTGGATTACAGACGCTGGGAACGCTTGCCTCTATAGCGTCTATGTTTGGTGGTTCTGATGAACGATTTAAGGAAAATATAGAACAGGTAGGCTTTCATAAGGGATTTAACATATACGAATATAATTATATATGGAGTCCTAAGAAGTGGATCGGAGTCATTGCTCAAGAGGTTGAAAAGATTATGCCTGAAGCGGTTATCAAGATTAATGGGTATAGGTTTGTTAATTACGGCAAACTGTTCGGAGCTACATAATGGCTGGTGGAATGGCATCTATAGGAAGTTGGCTGGGAGTTAATCCGGGCGCGGCTGGTACGGGCGCTGGCGGTTTAGGGGGGTTATTGGGTAGTAAATCTCCAGATCCTTATGATCCTAAATTCAATCCCGACGGGGTATTTAACCAACAAGCCTACTCTGCTGCAACAAGGAAGTCGACTATTGACCAAAGTAGACGCGATATGGCTATGCAGATGCTTGGAGAAAGTACGAAGCCCAAGCCATTCACAGGGCATAAAAAGACTCCTGGTGGTAAGTTTGTGGCGCAACCTTTTGACGCTGGTCCTATGGTTCCAACGCAAGAAGATCCTGCGATAGCTGGCCCTGAGACAAGCACAAGAGAGCGGTTAATGGCTAAAAGACAGAAAAAGAAAAAAATGCACTCGGCAGGAGGGCTATTAGCATAATGGCTAAGTACATAAATCCTTTTACAATGGGCTTCGGGGGCGATCCACGATTTGGAAGCCCTTTTTGGGGTCCGCAACGCTCTCTTGGTGGATATGCCGCGAGCAATCCAGAGTCGCTCGGTATCATTTCGCCAGAAGATGAACTTCTATTCGGCTCGACTACCGACACTGTGGGAAAGGACGCTCGCAGGTACGTTCCCTCAAGAACTAGGGACGAGGGAGTTTTTGTTCCTGCTTCCGCTGGTCTTTTACCTGCGGCAGCAACCCCACCAAGTGCAGAATCCGCATATACAGAAATCCCGGCCTTTACAGAAGAAAGAGTGCTTGATTTGGGTGAGGCTAATACTATACTTGCAGATTCAAGAAAGCTTCGCAGTGATTATTTGAGAAAGAAAGCGGCTGGAGATAGAACTCTCTTGGACGAAGCTGGGCGACAGGATAATATCGCTCTTCTTTATAATATCTCGAATCCAGGAGCAAACATTAGAAGCGGAGGAAACACCCTTAGAGGTCTTACTTCAAATCCATCAGTTTCTGCTACTGAAGCTCGAAGACAAGAGACAGAATCGGCATCCCGTGGATTGCAAGCTTTAATTGACAAGCATGGGCCACAAAATAGAGCTGAGATGATGAAGATTATCTCAGTGACTCCAGGTGTTACTATGGCTCAGAGGCAAGCCATGTGGACCGCTATGGAAAACTATGATTTGGGCGCTTTGATACCCCTGTATAGATGGAATCAGGATCTTGGAAAAACTGAAGTAATTTGGAGAAACAAGAATCTACCCAATACAGAGGAGATAAAAGCTGGTTATGCTGCAGAGAAGGATATAGCCGTTCTCCGTCAAACCGAGGCTCTTAGTAATTTACAGGGAGAAGCCTTAGAGCTCCTGTATAGAGAAGTTGGTCCTAGCCCAAGTAAACGCCAAGTGATGAACTGGGCAATAAAGAAAGGCTATCATCGTGGTGGTGCTCAATCCCCCCTAACCTTCCTTTTGGAAAAGACTGGGCACACTGTGCCCGGAGATTATGCGGTGTTTTTCCGTATGGGTGATAATGGTATGATGGAGGAAAAGAGAGTCCGAAAGAATACCACCGACTATGATAGCATGTCTAAAGATGCAAATTGGCTTACGAACACCACTCTATTTGACCAAAATGCTAAAACAGCAGGAAGACAGATTATTTTAGAAGCGCGTAAGGAGCTCCCTACTGGCACCACGTATGAAGAATTTGAAAACAGTGTTATGCAGAAGTATGGTAACAGCTCTCTGGCGAAAGCTGCTTTGAGCCCTGCTGAGGTTAAAGAGCAAGCCCGTAAATTCTACCATAGTCAAATAGACAGAGCGCATCAAACAGAAACCCAAAAGCAGACGCTATTAACTAACGAGTACCAGCTAGACAAGGAAGCGGGATCGTCTGATACCCTATACTACAAAAAGGATAAGGATGGCAATGTACTTCAAGATCCAGAGGCGTATCCAGATATTGGGTGGACTAGAAAAGTGGTTTCAATTCATCGTGACAAGAATAAACCTGACGAGCCTACCGCTGGTGAGTTAATGCTCCAAGGGGGATACAGAAATGAGCGGCCAGCCATTCTTGGAAAAGCTGGTGACACTCTAAAGTATTTTGACAAAGATAATAATGAGCAAATAGCTGTAATCGGAGAAGATGGACTGCCCATAGATGCGGTTAGAAAAGGAAAACCAGCAGACCCAGATAAACAGAGATTCTGGATAGTCCATGACCCAACTACTCAGAAAGTAACCTTTAATCCGATAGAAGATCAGGCGAGTTTGAGAGCGCTTCGAGACAAGCACCCAACTGGGGTTATGTCAGGATCAAGCGAGGATCGGTTCTTTAATCGAAAAGATGGTAATGACTATAACTATTACCCTGGCGATGATCAGAAATGGATTCCTCTTTGGTCAGACAAATGGGCGATTGAGCAAGCGAAGTTCCACAAAGATACTGGATGGAACAGGCGTAGAGACGCTCTTGATGAGGTGCTGAAACGCTGGGATCACGCGCTGGGGATAGTTGAAGGGATACACCTTATTAAACAGTCAGATAGGAAGAAAAAATCTCTTGGTACATTACACGCGCAGCTTATTGATGTGTATAAGAAGCTTACTGATAAATCAATGATAACCATAAATGAAATTGATTTTGTGAAAACCCAGATAGGTCTTGGTGACGCATTCATGCTGTCTCTTCAAACTCTAAAGTCGGGTGATGTGCTGACAGGCTCCCAAGTTGAAGCCATGCTTTTAGCTAACCAATTAGGAATGAAAAGATACCTTGAATCAATGAAATCGGAAATATCTGGCATTAACGAATTGTACGTTAAGAATCCACTCCACTCCCAGGTGAAGTTAGGTCAAAAGAGAACTATAGGGGACCTCGTATTTGGACAAGACTTTGACATGTTTTATAACGGAGTGAATAATAGGTTAATGGAAAAAGATCCTTCAACCGGCAAAGAGGAGTACAAGAGTTTTATAACGGATCGAAATAGGTCAGCCTTTTACACTGGGACTCCAGATACAGGTGGAAGCGGAAGGGGCTCTAAGTGGCGTCCTACAACTGGCTTAACCAAAGAACAAGAAGAAGCAGTGGGTGCGGGGTTTGCTCAATAATGGCTACTCTTGATACCGAATTGAAGCCCTATTCATTCCAGTTTAATGGAAGATGGTATAGCAAGGATGTCCCTTCTAATTCTTCTTTTTGGAAAAAGTCGGAGGTGGATAAATGGGCGTTTGCTATAAAGAATCTGAGTAATCCTATGTCCATGTATGGTGATAGGATACCGCCATTCCAGGTTCAGAACGCTGAAGGCGATTGGGAAGTATACGATTCTGACAAACAAAGAGAGAAGGAAGTTGCTTTTACAAGCCAGACAACTCCAGGGTTAGCTATGTTACCTACCCTGGCTACAGGGATCGCCCAAAAAGCCGGTGCTTCTGGTAAGACGCAAAAAAAGATCTATGATGTTATATCGAGATACACAATCCCTGACGAAATTACAGCAGCAGGGCTAACAGAAGAAGGTATAAATACAGCAACTTTCGGAATAGGGAATGAATCGGGGGCCTTATTATCATCTCTCCCTCAATCCATCCAGCAAAGAAAGCTTCCCTGGAATACTCCTAAGTGGAATAAATACATGCAAGCCTCTGAAGATAGGTTGGCGCAAAGCAGGATAAATGACCCATGGAAAAATGTTGCGGCTGCTGTGGGTGGCGGTGGGGTTTATGGTCTTCCGGGTGCGGCGGCATCGCTAGGGCTACAAACGGTTAAAGGCACTCAGAGGCTGCTAGCACAACAAGCCGGTAAGAAGTTCACCCCCCAGGCTCAATGGTCTGCTAGCCCTATGGAAAGAGCTAGTGCTGAAGCAGCGAATAGGTCAATGGCTCGAACCAGTTTGTATCCCCGAACCTCTGAAGCGTTAGGCGTTGGTGGTGTTCCAGCGGCCTTCGTGCCAGGAAAGTTTGGAGCACACAGATCTCCTACAAAATTAAGCAGACACTTTTATAATGTTAAGGATTGGGCTGGGCCGTCGGTTGGTGTAGGAGCCCCTATGGGCTACGCTTATGGATTTGGTAGTGGTCGAGGTGATGTTGGAGAGCGTTCTTTAGGCGGCGCAGAGATGGCGTTATATGGTGGTCTTGCCCCTGTTGTCTTGGGCGGTGGCGCTAGAGCGATTGGGCATGTTGCAAATAGAATACCAGCTACTTACGAAGGATTGAAGAGAAGGCTTGCTGGCGCACCTAGAAAACCCGCTGAGTTTAGCCCAGAGCTAGAAGAAGGGGCAGATGTAGTTGCTGCTGCTATGGGAGATGATGTGGCAGTCCTTCAAGATACGGCCCATACAGATTTAGGGGCTGGTCGTGGAGTTGTTCCAAGGAGGCCGCATGATACGGTGACCACATTGGCTGATGAGGCAATGGGTCCCCCTTATGGAACTGAGAAGCATCCAGCCGCTACGGGAAGGCTTGCTGCTTCCGCTATGCAGATGGGTCCAATTACCCCAATTAAACAAAAACATCTTATGGAATTAGAAGCAAGAGGCGATAGGATGGGCGAGGCAGTTGTTGCGCCAATTCAACACAGAGCGGTGACAGATCCCGGTAAGGTAGCAAAGGCAAGAAAAAAGGAGTTGTCAGCCGCTGCTACTCCTTTATATAGGGAAGCGTATGGGCAAAAAGCTATCCCAATAGACAATGAGTGGCGAGCTCTTATGCAATCAGATGATAGCATGAGGGATGCTTTTTCGGCAGCAAGGACATTGCGGCAAAGCGAGTTTAAGCCGGGTGGGGATTTAGACATCAATAATCCATTCCACCACATGCCTACCATTCAGGAAGCTTTGGGCGGTTATAGGACTTTATCCGGTGGATATTTTGCAAGCAAAACAGATAACGAACTAAGAGGGATAGCTGAAAGGCTTGGCCTATCTGTAAGGCAGTATAGGAAGGTGGGAGAAGGCGAAGAACTGGGAAGGCAACATCACGCATTTTTTGATCCTCGTGCACCGGAGGGTGGCTACCTTTCGGCAAGAGATGCTCATGGACTAATGCAGGGGTATACGGCGTTGTCTGAACAACAAGCATTAGGCGGGGTCCAGAAGAATTACCAGGATCGTGTACGTGATATACGTGATAAGTTCTTCGGGCACAGAACTCAAAGGAGAGCTCAAACTGCTGGAGAGCAAGTACACAGAGTTGAGGAAGCGGAAGGCATAGGGAAAAACTTCTTTAATACAGATCCAAAGAAAGGAATGACCTTTGAAGAATTGAAAAGGAATTTCAACAGGGATTCCAATGGCAGGGTAAGAACCAAGGTACAGAAGGAGGCTCTTGCTGAGAGAGCATGGCTCCAGGCTGTTGGAAAAGCCAGAAAAGAAGGTACAGATATGTTAGACGGGGAAACCGTCAAGAGAATGGAATTCCTATTCCAGGGAGATAAAGTAGGCTTCCAGAACTGGTTAGCTTCAACACGAGCAGCAAAGAGATTTGGTATAACTCAAAGGAATGTAAACAAGAGGAGCTTCTTCGACACATCAGACGAGCAGAGAAACTTGGGGCAGCTTATTGGGCTCTTCGCTAAAAGAACTGCAGAGTTTGCGTTCTCAGTCCCCTTTGCAGCAGCTAGGGCCCTAGACAGAGCTCTAACCAGGGGTAAGTTTTTTAGTGATAAGGTTGTAAGAGATGCTGTTCTTGATTTATTGTTAGCGACAGGCCCTAAGAGAGATACTTATGCCAGACTTATAAACTCAAAGATACAAAAGCTTTCCCAGGTTCAGCAAACAGAGCTTAGAACTATACTGAAGATTGCTCTTGGAGGAACGCCTATTGCAGAGGATATTACAGAATCCCCACCAGTACGACATGCACTAACTGCAGCCGGGGTCGGTGGAGCGAAGCTTTTTGAGATGGGGGCCGGGTTAATACGGTGAGATCGAGATGACAGCTAAACTAATGATACTACTGCTGTGGGCGGCGTTCACGTTTTCACCGACAGCCGATGCAGTAAAGGTTGAGCCCTACGCTACGGTGGTGCCGATGCAAGTACTATGCACAAAGGGTGGTCCTGAGTATCTAATACTAGAACTGATGGAGAAGTATAACGAGGTGCCAGCTTATACCATGGAGATCACTGTAGACAGGCCGCTTCCCTTGTTCATGATTATTACTGAGAATAAGAACAACCCATCCTCTACAATTATATTGGGAAATCCTAATCTCAATATGTCTTGTATTTTTATGACAGCAAAGGATTCCTTGGTACCAACAGAGGCAAAGAGTTTACCAGCTAAACAACCCTCAGAAGAAGGCCCAAAGCTAGGAGTGTAAATGAATATAGACGCTAAATTTTTTGGTGCAATAATCTTTGTTATTGTACAGACATGCGGTGCAATCTGGTGGGCTTCTGGACTATCTGCAGAGGTAGAGCGTCTATCAGGAATCCAGGGACGCGCTATACCCGCTTTAGAGGCGGAAGCTAAGCAGTGTGGTATAGAGATACATAATCTCAAGAAGCTCACAGGGGATCAGAAAGAGGTTCAAGAAGCTGTGAAAGATTTAGATGTGATGGTCTATAGATTGCAGTCTATAGAACAAATGTTAGACAAAATCTTAGCAACGAAGGTTCGCTAATGGAAGAGCAAAAGAACGGCTGGCACATGAGCAAGAGTCTCAGTGTATCCCATTTACTCAGCACTATAGCTATTGCTGTCGGATTCTTTACCTATGTTACTGGCATAGAACAAGAAACAGTTGTTAATAAGATGGAGTTGAAAAGCCTATCCGAAAGAATGGACAGGACAGACGAGCGGCACAGCGAACAATTCAGCGAAATAAAAGATATGTTAAAATCCCTTACATTTAAAATTGATAACTTAGGACTTCGCCGTGCCCAATGAACATCACACCAGCAGCAGAAAAGAAAATAGATCAAACTCTATCCGAAGCAGAATATCTAAGGGTAGAAGTCAATGGGGGTGGTTGCAGCGGATTCACGGTAGGCTTGTCGAAGACAGATGGAGCAAACGAGAACGACATATGGCTGAAAAGGAACTTGGTTATAGACTCCACCTCGGCGGCGTATTTGTCAAAGGCGACTCTGGATTGGATTGATGACCCGTTCTCCCCCTCCTTCAACTTCAAAATACCCAACACTAAGTCATGTGGTTGCGGTAATTCTTTCACACTTGAGGAAACTTAATGGAATCATTAAAAATTTGGGCAAAAGAAAACCCTATCTACGCACTAATTATTGGCGTTATATTAGCGTCTGTTCTTTACCACTTGTTCTCGTAGGATGCAGCAGCCTAAAGAAAGCGGCAATAGTCGGGGGAGTCACGACAGCGGCTGCGGGTGTGGGATCTGTAGTGAGTTCGGGTGCCCTTGTACCGGCGGTAGCTGGGGGACTAGCTGCCTCTGTGATGAGTGTGGGTGCGGATCTATCAAGCGAGAAGACTGGAGGCACCACATTGAATAATTGCGCACCTGATAACTTCTGGACCTTACTTGGCGATCTCGTCAGTATGGGAGGTTGGCTATTAATATTAGTAATATTAGCTCCTATGGTGCTGGGTTGGATACTCCCCGGTCCACTGGAACGCAAGAAGAAGAAGTAAACTTCACTTCTTATAAGATCTGCCGCATAAAGTGGCGAGATATCATTGCCTCTAATGAGTGGGAGAAGCATACAGAGGTTAAATGCCCTGTCCTGGAAAGCATAGGATGGCATGTCTACGAAGATGAAAAAACCCTAAAGATCGCTAACACTCTAGACTATGAAGACTGGGAGGGCAAAGCTACGGACAAGCCCGTACCCTACGGGATAACAGCGTTCCCCAAGGGATGTGTAGTGGATATTACTTACTTGTAGTTAACTTAAAGGCTACAACTCAACGCTCCAATCGGAGCACGGGTAAAAAAACAGGGCGACCCAAGCAATGCGTCCGCAAAAGAACATACGCCTAACCATTCGTAGCCGAGGCCCCTAACGGGGCCTTTTTTTATAGGGATCGTTGCGTGATTGCTCTAATACTATTGTAGTACCCCTCCCCATCCAGTCCTTCTAACATGATAACCCCCCTCCACCACTGATGCACAGTGTCAGCGCACCAGGACTCACGGTACTTAGGGTGTGAGAAGCAACCCACACTAAGCCCAAAGATCTTTTGTCCGTCTGGCCTAGACTGTTCTGAATGGTTGTACAGGTGTGAGTGTCCTTGCACAGCAGAGCAATGGAGCTTAGACACAAGCTGATGCCCTATGTGTATTGAACTGATTGGCCTCCCGGCTACACCGCTTGTAAAGTAATGACTAAATGAGATGCGCTGTATGGTTAGCACACTTTTGAAAGGGGTCACCTTCCAGCCAAACTCCTTATACTTTAGATCGTCTACGCTTATAGCCCCGTCCAACTCTGGGTTGGTGTTTACAGCCCTTTCTATCCGGTCCTCATGATTCCCCAAGGTCATATATAACTTAGGTTTATACCCACGGACCTTCTTTATGGGCTTAAACAGCCTCTCCTGAGCATCTATTACAGAGTCTATGTCCTTGTAGTACCTTCGCCCTTCAAATCCTCTGGTGCCTCTGTCGTAAGACGAGAGGCTAGGCATATCTGCCATGTCACCTATGCACACGATATGGTGCGGCCTTTCTTTTGCAATGAACTTACCTAAGACTTCAAACCTGTCGTTATCGTAGTCTGGATTAGCGTGTGGGTCACCAATAATAAGTAAATTCATTGTACTGTGTCACTCCCAGGGAATTTAACAACACTTAGCGCGGGACTCTCAACCACCTCATCAATAGACTCGTCTAAGAAGTCTGCGAATGTCTCCCACAACGCCTGCTCTCTAACGCAGTCCGACTCATTAGCTGTTTCCTCTATGATGGATAAGAGAACCTCTCTATCAACCAAATCATTCTCAATCACCATTCGCATTAGCGAAACAGCAGCGGAGACATGAAACATCATCATCCCCGCTATTCCTGGCTCCTCATCACGCATGTTATTTACTCCCTTTGTTTTCTAGATCCTTCAGCCTGCGATACCCCTCTAAAAACCCCAGGAATGCACGGAAGTTTTCTTCTATTTCTGAAGATGCTTGTGCCTCGAAGTCTCCAGTTTTCTTATCAAACCTCAATATGTAAGCTTTCTCAACCTCTTCCCCATAGATGAGCTCTACACATTTAGCGTAAGCGGCACACTGTAGATGGTACGGGCTGTAGATTGCAGCAGATGTCTTGAAGTCGATGACAGAGAAGTCCCCATTCACCCTAGCCACAGCATCTACCGTACCGGCATACCATCTATGCGGGTGAAACACTTTCTCTTCTGAGGAAACCCATTCAATATCGTTGGTCTTTACCCACTCTCTGAATGCACCTATAGAAGACTTGGCTTCCTCGCTGTCAGGCATAGTGGGGGCCTCTCCGCGCCCAAGCTTCCATAAGATAGCTCCTTCAGCCCACTCATGGACTTGCTGCCCTATCACCAAGGCGTCACCGGACCTCTTCTTATACGCACTGCGTATACCCTTTGCCATATCGTCAACAGTCATATCGCCTACGGTAAAGGGCTTTACGTTAGCTTTGAAGTATTTTGCACCCTCACTTGCAGCCCATGGTATCAATGCTGGTTTAGCAATAGAATCAAGGATGGTGGTGACGGATGGCGCGTACTTATCATCTACAGTATAGTAGTGCTTCTTTGGGTTGAAATTTAGAATTACCTCATTTCCATCATGGTATTCTATTTTATGTTCTGTAGTCATTAGAAGGGTACATCGTCCTCCATGGTGGAAGTTGCTTGGACTCTTTCTCTTGGCTCCTCAAACTTCAAGCTAAGGTACACCTTTCCGTTTTTGCTTGTGTTCTTCCACATAGCTACGCGCCACTCCTTCCCGCCAACAAGCCCCTTACCGCTGTAGTGTGGATGTTTTTCGCTGGATCTCTCCTCGTTCTTAAATAGTGATACCGCGTTGTCCTTCTGGTCATATGCCATCTGTTTGCTCCTGCGTTGTTGATTTAGACTGTCTTCATGCGCAAATTGCGCCACAACATTCTCGTACTCCTGTAGCCACTGCTCTTCTGTTCCGAAAGCCTCACTGCCGCTCACGAATACGCCTTTCCCTCTGCTCTTGCATTCGCCTGCATTGTTCTCCATACCTCGATCTTAGCCTCCGCTGCCGCAGTTAAAAACCTCAACCGTTCATCCTCGCAAACCGCCGTGGATAAAGCATCTAGTAACTTTAGGTAGTCAGGGTGTTGTAACGCCCACTGCTCCTTTGCGGCTACAGTATCTTCTAAAGATTGGGTGAAGAGAATGGCTTTCTTGCTCTTCCTGAATTGTTCCAGGTAGATCCTTTCAGCCCGAGCCTTCGCAATCTTCTCAGCGTTATCCCTTAAAAAGTCTAACGCACTCTCAACCGTTTGCTCGTCAATCACAGAACCACCCCCTCGTCTGGTGGAAATTTTGACCTCATGTTATCAACCTCCAAAACTCCAGCCCTTGTTGCCTTGTCAAGTGTATCAAAGATGAACGTGAATTGCCAGTCCAGAACGTCCGCATCCCCGTTGTGTGCATCGCTGTGACACTTATGGCACAAAGGCATAACAAATATGTCCGACGCTTTATACCCCATCCCCCCACAGAATGGGGCGTTTCTGCTTGTTAGGTGATGAGCCACTATGGTTTCATCGAGCATAGCGCAAGAAGCGCAAGGAAGCTTGCTAACCCAATTAAGGTAAGGTCTTGAGGTCCACCGCTTCTTCTTCTGCAAACTCATATCTCGCAAGCTCCTGCCGTGCAAGCAAGCTCCTGGCTGCCTGTGGTGTTGTCATTCTCCTCTACAACAGAGTCCCAGTCAATAGCAAGGTTTGTTTTCTTCAACATTGCATTATACGCCTCTGAGTTGATCTCTTCATATGGGGCGGCTTCATATATATGAGCATCATCCGCTTTAGGGAGAAAGCTAACTCCACTAAGTATATCAAAGTTATCCCAGCACCATGCTCCAACAGCCAGCCACTCATCTTCTGCAATGTAGATTGTAACGCTTGGCTTATGTTCACACCAGTGAATGGAAAACTTCTTCCAAATCTCCAAGTGTTCTATAGCGCTCACCTTGTCCTTGGTGAGAGATTTCGCAGGAGTCTTCATCGGGAACTCAAACACCAAAGCGTCCTTGTTGTATGGGTCCGGTATGAAGGGTTGCCCTGCGCTAATTAAAGCTGCGTTCAGAGGGTCCTTGATATCTTGCCTGACTCTTCGTATGTAGTGCTTGGAGTAAGACGGGTGAAGCCCGGATCCCGCAACCCCCACTAACTGACTAACCGTTCCAGACGGCTTGATGCAGGTTGTAGCCACAGATTGTTCAATATTCAACTTCTTGGCCCAGAGCGCGTTAACCTCCACAGCTTGCAGCTTCATATCTTCCAGGTCGGCAGGGGACGCATTTAATATAACCGGACAATCAAATACCCCCGTAAAGCTAACTCCAAGTAGCCTCTCCTCCTCTGCATTACGCTTCCAGACGGGCCGAACATATCTGAAGTCTGTAAGGGTTGACTGGTAAGTCCCTAAGATTGTAGCCAATCTAACCTTTCGTAGAGCGTTAGGTATGGTGTCCGAGGGTCTTAGTATAACTTCTGATAAATTGCACAAACCGCAACTCCGAAGCACCACCTCGCTGCAAGGATTGCAGCCGAACTCATGGTCGGTATCTCTCCGTTCAGGGGCGAGAGCTTTAGCCGCTTGGCGGTTGAAGATACCCCTCTCCCCACTCTTTGATTCATAGAGGGCCACCCACTCCCTCATAAATATCCCAATATCTGGCTTCTCTGTGTAGCATACGGAATTGTTTGCCAAGGCTCGTTGTGGGTTCTCGATAAACCACTGACCCATCTTAGCTCTTTGCATGCGCTCATCGGTAAGGTTGCTCAAGCTTAGCTCCGCTGCTCTACGGACCCCTCCGACCACTACAGCCTCCCCATTAAAGCAGAGAAGGTCGTGGCACTCTATACTGGTTAGCTTCCTTCCCTTTGCGTTTTGAAATATTCTAATGTACTGCATGAATAATCTTTTCAAAGGGTCTGGCCCGGAAGCCCTGCCTCCAAAAGTCTTCAGCCTAGCCCCGGAAGGACGAATCCTAGAGTAGTCTATCTTAGGTATCAGACCGTGATATAGAAAGCTGATCAATTCCCGAAGGGCACTTGCCCAGCCAATCTTGCTGTCCCTCACCACTATGGTGGAGTCAGTATCGTGAAAGGCTTCTCCTACATCAGGCAGCTTGCTGATGAACTGCCTCTCTACGCTGAACCCTACTCCAGTACCACAAAGGAGAACGTACAGGTTCTCATCAAAAGCTCTAACGTGATCGACAGCAATGAAAGAGCAGTTATAACCAGCCATGTGATCTCTTTCCAGGGCTGGCCCAGCAGTCATCAAAGCCCTCATGCTTGGCATGATCTCCATATCCAAGATGGCCTGTCTAACCTCATCTGGAAGGGGTAGCTTTTTGCCCTTGTGTGAGATTGTGTTTTCCCAAAACCGACAATACCTATCTACGGTTTCCTCCCAAGTTTCACGCCTTCCCTCTGAGTCGAGATACCTAGCGTACCGACTCTTATGTATAAATTTCTGATATTCATCCACTACTTGTTTCTCCCCTCTAATATTTTCATCAAGTCATCGAGGTTGATGATTGCGAAAGCATTGCTATTCCCCTTCTCTCCAGCGACAACTGTGGGTATCAGGTCTGTTCCGGCACACCCGGCTACAGCTTGGTTCCAGGCGTCGTTAAAAAGCCACTTAGGAAGCTTGGTTCTAAACTTGCACTCAATCCCTAGCAGGTCATGCTTTACATCCAAAGGTGTTCTCCTGTCTGACACTGGTATTCTCTCTCCGCCGCATATAGCAGCAACCCTACGCTCAAACCTCTTCCATGGCTTATCCACCTATGGGGCGGTCAGATAAAAGGTTGGTGTTTTCAGAAAGCGTAGCGGTATCCATTGGTATTTTCTGAGGCAAGGACCCTTCTGTAAAGGCGTTTAAGGAGGGGAGGTCCAGGTACAGATCCATCTCACACTCAGCCATATCCCAGTGTCTGGCCTTAGATATAGATAGCAGCGCGCTAGGCTCGCCTGGATCGTTTGAATAATATCTCTGTAATAACAACACGTTATCAACAACATCAGCCAGCTCGCCAGCCCCCCTGATTGAAAATCTGTCTATTTTATCCTTTATCGACATAGACTTACGTGCATGAGCCACTAAAATTATGTGGCACTGCAAATCTCGCACCGTTTCTGCTATCTTGAGGACTATTCGTTTTTGAGCTGTGTAGTCGTCGTTAGCTATGCCAGCGATTGTCATCAAGCTATCCACAAGGATCATGCGCGTATTGAACTTGTCGATAGAGTACCTAATCACAGCCATTAAGGTGTTCAAGTCAACAGAGCCCATCTTATCAAAGAAGTACAGTTTATCAGAGGACCAATTACTAAAGTCCAAGGCGAAGTCGAGGGTTGGAGAGCTGTCTAGGGAGGCTTGTCTATATAGTCTTATTAACTGCTGGCGAGGGCTCATTTCCAAACTAACAGATAAACATTTTACATTCTGAGTGAGACTTGCCAAAAGTAGCTGCCCTGCCAAAAGGCTTTTACCCGATGAATTGATGCCAGCCAAGATGCTGCACTCACCTTCTCTAAGCCTAAACCTATCGCCAAGATCCCCAAACGGCATTACAACCCCTGTCGTTTGCTCTGGGGCTAGATAATGCTCTAGAACCTCTTGAGTGAAGTCGCTAGACGGGCGAACACTCTGCTCCTCCTCAATTTGAAGGTACGGCGCAATCTCCTCCTCAGTCAACGATTGCACTAGACACCCCCTTACTCGCTATATCAGTATTTAATAATATTCTGTGATGCTTGTCCTCTTCAGCTTTGCTGAGCTGGTCAACACACTTAAGCAGACTCTCCCGAACCTCTAGTAAGTGCTTGGAGAAATCAGCCATAATCTCAGCGCAGTCGTAGAACCCATCAATATCTCTAGGGTTAGACAGCAACAAATCAGCAACGCCGGTACAATCTATAGATACGTTATTTATATCTTCTTCAGCAGAAGCTCCTAAAGCTCTGATGAGATCTTTCATGGTAAGTACCTTTAATCGCTTTCCTTTGAAAGCCTGTTTGATTGAAATGTCAGGAGCAAGCGCCTTTATAGCGTCATGCCTGGATTTATACCATATACCCGTCACAGTATCATGGACTGAACCGGAACCAACTTTCATAAACCCCTCCCAGAAAGTATAGATAAGGTATATACCCTATTCTTCTCCATTACTAGGATCACCTTTCCCCTATCACTGGTAACACCTTTCTCCATTACTAGGGCGACCGTTTCATAAGTAGGTATAACTCGCGCTCTACAAGGGGACACAACTTAATGGTCCTCCTACATAAGGGTCTACAACTGCTCTCCTATAAGGGGGCATAACTCTCTCTCTATGAGTCATTATTCAGATTCCTCTATATGACGTACTATTCAGGAATGATGAAAACATAGACCCTTTCTCCTATTCTGACGATGTATTCTGTTACGTCGCCAGCTACATTGGTTGAGCAGTATTCAGCGGAAGCACAAGCGTCCAGTAAATACGCATCAATCATCTCAAGTGTTATATCGCAGTCCATTAGCCTAAGAATACGATAAGAGCAAGACCAAGCAACACCAAGCTAAGAGCGTCCATGCTATTTTTTCCCTGGTTTGTGTGATGGTAAGTTTCTCCAAAATTCGTCATTCTCTTTGTCCACGCCGTGGAATTTCGGATTATAAACCCAATAGTCGCTGTCTTGCAAGTCACGGAAGAATCTAGGTGCGTAGCCACGGGGATTCCACCACGGGCTCCTGCTGCTCTGCGTCATTTTGGACACAGGCACAGACGCACCGAGAGAACTTCTCCCCCATTTCACGTGAGCAAATCCTAAGTGCCCACCCGAATACTCCTTGGCACATTCCGTGTCATCACCTGATAGGTTACTTAGAGGAACCTCACGAAGACCGCTAGAATACGAAGATTTTTCAGGACCACGGTAATCCTGGACATTCATGTAGGATTTCCAGGCTGATTCTAAAGCGCGCTCACGAAGCTCTACCAGATTTTCCCACCGCTCACTCGGGGACGCGGTGGTTCGGATATACCCGATATGTTCTAGTATTTTGTTTAGTATGTTATCCAGAGGGGCCGCACCAGATCTGTACGATTTGGTACGGACTTCTTTCTCTAGATTTCGTATACGCCTGATGGAGTCTTTAATTACCTCAGAGGGTAATAGATTACGTCGTTTCATCTTCGTAGTAATACTCGCCAGTGACGCCTTTATTCCAATCCCATGTAGAGCCAACACGGGGCATGGCACAGACTCTGCTAGCATGTCGTGCTTGGAAAACTGTATCACGCAATTTTATTATTTCGCTGTAGAACACCTCTCCATCCATGTCGAAAAAGTGGTCAACAAACTTATCAGTGCAGCTAACAGCAATTGCGCTTGCTTGCGCCAGCTTTTCACGATCAATCATCAGTTGCTCTTTAGTCTTGGCTTTCGCCATTATCGCTCTCCTGTAGGGGGGATTGTAGTCCATCACTGGGTCGTTTGCCAACCTTGTCCATGAAGTAAGATTCCGCTACCCGAGCATTAGTGAACTGCTTAGCTCTAAGGAAATAAGGTGCGGAAGTCCTGTCCAGCTCATAAATGTCGAGGTAGCGTGATTCTGGACGCCAGATTGCCTCAAACCCGTCTTTTTTCATAAATCGTATTTTACTCATGGTTCTCACAGTGTAGGAAATAAGAGCGCAGATTAGCACAGTATGGTTGAAAAGGCAAAAACGGCGGAAACAAGCCATTCTTGGTGGTTATTTCCTACAAAGTAAGAGGGGCTGTTGCCTGACAGTTAAAAATATCATCCTTGGCTCTGGATGGATCAGGTTGGAAAGGGGCTACTGCACGGCGCGCTATGACAGGGGGCGCGATCAACACGTGGGCTAAGTCAAACAGTTCATCCATGGTAACCCATGCCACGACAATATCGTACAGTACCAAGCACAATCACAGACGGGCCATAGTTTGACTATGCCCTGTCAAAAGACGAGGTATGTCCAAATGCACAGCATCTAGGGGAATAAGAATGTCGGACACGGGGTTTTATTGGGTCTTAGCTTTTTTCGTATTCGCCATGGTCTTCTTTTAATGCACGAGCGGGAGCACGTAAAGGCACGTCGTGACCGCCGACGCACGAGGAACCTTGTACAGAAGCACAGCCCATATAAACCCAAAAAACACGCTACAGCGAAAAAATACAATCGTAGGAATTTAGTGGCAGACTGGCCCGAATAAGTGTATAATTCAGACCCTTTTACCAGGATCTGATTATGGCATATTCTCTTAACTTACGCGGAAACAGAAAAACCCGCATTCCTACGGTAACCGCTGGGGCGGAAACATGCAGCGTGGACTGTAAATTCTGTTATGCAAAACGACCGCCGTTAAAATGGCATTGGGATAAGGTGACCAGTGGAGAACGTGGGACGGACTGGCCTACCTTATGCACGGCAATTAAACGCCTACCCAAGGGGCAGAGGTGGCGCTATGCCCAGGCGGGAGATATACCGCACAATGGCCACGGTCAGATTGATGAATCTATGTTGCGCCTACTGGTGAGCGCGAACAGAAACAAACACGGATTTACCTATACCCACCATCCTAGAACCCCGCACAATATCAGACTGGTAGAATGGGCTGGGGCCCAGGGATTCACAATCAATTGGTCAGCCGATAGTTACACAGAAGCCGATGAGATAGCGGCTAGCAGTACCGCGCCAATTGCTACCCTACAGGCGACCGGATGCGATAAAGTAGAATTTACCCCCGCCGGTCATAAGGTGGTATCTTGCCCAGCAGATTGGCACGGGCTCGGGGGCATTGTAGGATGCGACACGTGCTCAATTTGTTACCAACACGGGCGGATTTTTATGGTCGGATTTCCTAAAAGAGGAAGGGGGCCCAGGGTGACTCGATAACCCGCTGCGGATCCGCCTGGGGGCTCAGATCTCGCTGAATCTAAGGGTGACCGTCTCCAGGATCCGGGGCGCGTCGTGGTCCCTGTATGTTAAAAATTTAACATACAAAAAAAACCCCGCCGGGTGGCGGGGCAATGTGGAGGACCCGGCTACTATCGCCGCCGGGGGGCGATCATACCATCAGGACAATTATTAACAGAATTAACGCTATGATTAGCGTCTCGGTTTCGTGAGACCTCAAGCAACCCGCCAATAACGTGTAACGTCGTGCATAGCGTGATCAGCCGCTTCTAAGCTTCTAGCCTGTTTCCATCGTAGGTCGGTCTGCTCGGTCGCGATCTTCATCGCGGACCGTTTCAGAATAGACCGCTGGCCTAACAGCATCGAATTAAGCCCAGGGGTATCAGAGATCCCCAGCGCCGGGGTCCCGTCTTTTTTAGTAGTCGGGCGTTCGGGCTTCTCGTGGTCCAGCCAATAAACAATGGCATTCAACGCGCCCCAGATCTTCCCCTGACGGGCGGGTGAATCTTGCCCAGGGGCTACCGTGTAGATATTTGAGATTGTGACCAGATGTTTAAGAAGTCGTTTCCGTCCCGCTATCGACGTGCGTTCGGCAGCGGTCCGGTCCTTAACGTCTTTCGCCTGGGCCCAGTCTGCCGTGCGGGAGAGTTCCCGATAACTCTTGGGTCCGCCGTGGTGATAACTCGGGATCTGATAAAGGGTCCCTCGGTTCCGCCATAAGACGTCTAGAAAGTAGGCGCGCCGGTCATCTTCGCCCATGCCCAGAGAGAAGCGATCAAAATCGTCGCGGTTCTCCAGGAAAGTAGGGTCAGCAATATCGGTGTGGATATTAAGCAAGTTTGCCCGTGACCGATGCGACCAGGCGCTTGCCGTCTTGTCATTAAACTTAGTTGGAAAAGCATTTGAGCAACTAAGCATAACGGCTTCCAACCATAGGCGCGTCGATTGACCGATCCCGGTTGTGAAACAAACCCAGGGCTCCGCCTGTTCTTCGCCATCGAACAGCCGCATTGTTGTGCCTTTAAGCTTGGCCGCTGCGAAGATCTGCCGCCCGTAATTGATCGGCGACAATTGTTGGAATTCCAGGGTTATTCCCTTATCGGCCAGGGCGTTTACCTTGTACTCAAGTTCGGAAAAGAATTTAATCATGTCCCGGGGTTGGTGGCCCTCAAAAGTGTAGCTGTTAGCAACGAAGGTTCCAGAACCTCGGATAATATCGTTATTCCTGGTACAAGCTTCGACGCGTTTCGCATGATGAATAGGGTTAGCATCCGCGCCCCGGTCCATTAAACGGTCCGCTGCCCAGATCTTCCTGGTTCCCCATTCAAAATTTAACCCGTGTTTCTCCAGGAGATAGTCGCCCGTGACCGGATCTAGAAAATCCCGTATCGGTGGCATATCCTGATCGGCTGCGAACCAGCAATCGCGCTGCGAGTACCAGCTCGGCAGCCGCATATTAAAGGATGTCGGTGTTCCCGTGATTGGTTCATTCATTACTTAGTTCCCCCATAGGAAAAGTGCTCTAGTAAATTATCATCATCTTCATCTTGCCAGGATCTAGCGCCAACGGTTATCCCGTCTTTGTAGACCTGTTCCAGGACCATAAAAACAGCAGCCATTGGAATCCAACCGGGGCGCTTCTCTCCCGGCCAATCCCTGGCTTCGTCGATCAACAAGGTGGTCCACTTATTTTCCAACGTAGCGATTGACGATTCATCCTCGGATAACGCTTTACCCAAACGAGTAGACTTGTCGCAAGGAATGACGTTTACCGTGGGTCCCGCTCTTAGACTTTGAGTCATAATTAAAAGCTCCACAATGTTATGCCGTTATTGGCCCAGTGATTGTAAACGATACGGGGACAGATTGACAGTGGAAAACGATATATATCGGGCACACTCACACTATGAATTCTGGGCTTCACGAAATGGTCAGCTCCAAACCCAACCCGGTTCCCGAACCCCGCCGGTTCCGAACCCGGCGCGAGAATCCCGACCGCAGCCGGACGCATCCGGCGCTCGAGCTCGAGCAGATCCGCCAGATCTTCCAGATCCGTTGGTCCAGGTCCGCCCGGTATGTTAAATTCGCCCTACCATTTAATATACAACAAAGGCAGTAGGGTTATTATTCCCTGATAACGCCGTTGGTTAATATTAGAATATTATAATTTTCTGCCTATAAAGAGTGCCGTTCCGAGCTTGCGAGGGCATTAAGTCTGTTGTTGTTGCTGTTGCCGTGGCTGTTGCCGTTGCCGTTGCTGTTGCTGTTTGGCAGTGACCCCCCTTTTATTTTTAATTCTTTTTTGATATTGTCCCCATACAGCGGAGGGAATTTTGAGGCATCTAGAAAATACAACCTATTTTAAGCACTTATTCCTCATCTGGAAGGTAAGTGCAGCACTTGCTGTAGCGTCTGTAGTGGGCGTCATTCACGGTATATTTCCTTTTCTATACGAGAGATACGTCTCATCCAAATTAAAGGAGCTTGACGAGCTTTTAAGCACTATGTTTGAGGTGTAGTAGGGCTTAACGCTAAACGTCGCTTAGAGAGGCTATTTGGGGGCTTAGAATGGAAATTGAAGACTTTCAGAGAAGGTTAAAACAGAAGCACTTCGATACAGAGTTTGCTATGCAGAGGATGAAGTACGGTGGTGCTGATCCAATGCTAGAATTGGGGGTGAGGATGGAGCCTCACATGCAAGTTCTACCTAGTATATTAAAACCGTCTGCGAAAAGGGCAACTGTCGGTGTTAACATCAGCCCCACAATAGCTAAAAAATTGTTTGGCAAGGAAAGCGCAAGCGCTCCTGAGATATTTGCGCGCACCAACGAACCCCGTTTAAGCGTTCCTGAGCTATACGAAGATTTATCTAACAGAGGACTTCTTGCAGAGAGCATAAAGAGTGTTGAGGATTTAGAAGCATATCCACAATACCCTATGGATAAGGGATTTATTGGGCATATTGACAGGAAACTTCCGCGTCAAGTATGGAACCACGAATTAAGACATGAAGGAATAGAGGCTTTAGGATACGGCATACCTCGCGTAATTGAGGAAGTGCTTGCAAGGATGTATGATGCAGAGTATGGAACGGAAAGCCAGAAAAAACACGCCAGATTGTATATAGAGAAGATTGCTAAAGACAATAAAATGCCCGTAGAAGAGCTAATGAAATACATGAAGAGAAATGTGCCTTCTAGATTCGCAAGGGATACAGACGCGCTCAGAATGATTGATCAACTGAAAAAGAAGTTCAGAGAAAGAAACCGACAATAAAGAGAGAAATGCTATGGCACACGAAAGCGAATATAGAGACGACATACCTTGGGGTCCAAAGGCGCATGGCCCAGCGATAGAAGCGATTCGCCAAATGCGGGAGGAGAAAACCGCAGAAAGGATGCGAGCAATAGCGGCTCTCATTGCTAGGTTGCAGGGTCATGAAAGAACAGGACAGGAGCAAATGGGCCAGTCTCCACGCGACCAGAGATTTTGGATGAATGAAGGGGCCAGACGTGCCCCCACAGCCACTAGAGGTGGCCCTTCACAGGTTCCAGGAAGGATGCGCCCTAGGTTCTCTCCACCATCCTTTCACCATGAAATGCTGGGGGATATGGAAAGCGGCCCAGAGCCAATGTATGGAGGGTCTGGAGGGGTGCAAGACGACTTCATGCGGCAAGCGCAAATGAGGAAGCTTTTGGATCCATCTATGGTGTCTCTAGCAGAGGCTAATGCGCTTTATAGGAATGCGCCAAGGCACCCTGGCTTTGGTCTGATAGAACCAGCGAGGAGAGGGCCTCCTAATATGGCTCTGAGACGCAGGTATTTAGGATGGTAACCGAAAAGCAAGGTAAGTTCATAGAGGCTTACTCCCTAACGGGAAACGCATCTAAAGCTGCTATTTTTGCGGGGTACTCTGAGAAGACCTCCAAACAACAGGGCCATAAGCTTAAAAAGCAGTTCGCTCAAGAGATAAAGAAGCACATAGAGCAGAACTTGCTTGATGCTGCTCCTATGGCTTTAGCACAGATGCGTGAACTAGCCTCTGAAGCTATTTCAGAGAGCGTTAAGCTTGCTGCTAACAAAGACATCCTCGACAGAGCGGGATTGAAGCCAACTGAGCGAATAGAGCAGACCATCTCAAGGGTAGAGCAGTCTTCAACGAGTGATTTGATGAGAGAGTTGGATATACTCACAAAAAGGGAAGTTGTTGAAGAAGAGCAGATTCCAGAAAGACTGAACTAATGCCTATTCAGGCGTGTACTTTATCTAGCGGTAAAAAGGGGTGGAAATGGGGAAAATCAGGCAAATGTTATGCGACTAGATCGGGAGCAGAAAAGCAAGCACGAGCTGCCTACGCAAGCGGCTACAAGGGAGGAACTAGAAAGAGCGGTAGAAATAGCAAGAGAACTAAGAAAGCGTGAGCGATTCAACAAGCTTGACTTCTACGATCCCTACCCATATCAGATAAACTTCCACGGAACTGGAGCTTCAGCCAATCAGAGATTATTGATGGCTGCTAACCGTATAGGAAAGTCCTATTGCGGGAGTGCTGAGTTAGCAATGCACTTGACTGGATTATATCCAGACTGGTGGAAAGGAAAGCGGTTTTACAAAGAAATAGTTGCATGGGCTGGTGGGGTTTCAAATGAAACCACCAGAGACATTGTGCAGTATGAATTATTGGGTTCCCCTGATGACCCGGCAGCTTGGGGGAGTGGATCTGTTCCCAAGCATTTGATAATAAAAGCAGAGCGGAAACCCGGCGTCCCTAATGCAAAGAGTGTTGCCCTTATTAGGCACGTGTCAGGCGGCAACAGTTCGCTCTTTTTCAAAGCCTATGAAATGGGTGTTGAGAAATGGCAAGGAAGGTCGGTTGATTGTATTTGGCTTGACGAAGAGCCTCCACGGGACATATACTCACAGGCTGTAACGAGAACCCTGGATAGAAAAGGCATGGTGTATATGACCTTTACTCCTGAAATGGGCATGACAGAAACCGTAGCGGGTTTCTTGAATAACCTACAGCCTGGACAGTCTTTGAATAACGCTACTTGGGACGACGCTTCTGAAGACGTAAATAGCTTGCTGGGGAACGCTGGGCATCTAAACCATCTTGTGATGGAGCAGATCCTTTCCAGCTACAGCCCACATGAGCGTGAGATGAGGCGCTATGGTAGGCCAACAGTAGGTTCTGGGCTTGTATTTCCTATAATGGAAGAGAAGATTATTGTAGATCCGTTCCCAATACCAGAGTATTGGCCTAGAATCTGTGGAATTGATTTTGGATTTGACCACCCAACAGCCCTTGTGTGGTTGGCTTGGGACAGGGACGAGGATGAGATGTATGTATACGATTGCTATCGACAGGCAAAAGCGCCTCCTTCTGTACATGCGTCGGCGATTAACAACAGACCCAGGTTCATACCTGTTGCATGGCCTCACGATGGTAATAGGCGTGACTCAATGGGCAACCCTGGATTGGCAGATCAATACAGGGCTCTTGGGTGTAATATGCTACCATTCCACTTTGAAAACCCTCCAGCTTTGGGGGAGAAAAAGGGCGGAAACTCGATTGAAGAAGGCATAATGGCTATGCTGCAAAGAATGGAGGACGGTAAATTCCATGTCTTTTCAACCCTTGGTGATTGGTTTCAAGAGTTTAGAATGTACCACAGGAAAGAGGGTAAAATCGTCCCCTTGCACGATGACTTAATGTCTGCAACAAGATACGCTGCAATGTCAGCTAGATTTTCTGTTGCTGAAGATGACCCAACATGGACTAAAGACGTGGATTATATGAATTATGGTATTGTTTAATGGCTGAAAAAATTAGCGAAGAAGACATTGTAACAAGAATACGTGGGGAGATTACCGACTCTCTTGGCTACAGTGATACTATATCTAAGCAGCGTGAAAAGGCTATGGACTATTACTACAGCTTGCCCTTCGGAAACGAAGTGGATGGCCGCAGTCAGTTCGTAGACTCTACCGTACAGGATACTATTGAATGGCTAAAGCCCTCTCTGATGCGTGTATTCGCGTCAGGAGACACCATGGTAACCTTTTCCCCTGTAGGTCCTGAAGATGTAAAAGCGGCGAAACAAGCTACTGATTACGTTAATCACGTATTTATGAAGGATAATCCCGGCTGGGAGATTCTTTATTCTTGGTTTACAGATGCGCTATTACAGAAAAACGGAATTGTTAAGATTTGGTGGGATGAGTCTGAGAAATGGAATAGGGAAGAATACAAAGGTCTTGATGATGAAGAGCTTGCCGCTCTTGTGGCTGACGATGATGTAGAGGTTATTGAGCACACTCCTCCAGGGGAGGAAGTGGAGTCTGATTATGGAGTTACCTCATCCGAGGGGCATCACATAGTTATTACCAGGAATGTAAAGAGGGGTAGCGTTCGCATAGAGAATGTCCCGCCAGATGAGTTTCTAATTTCAAGGGAAGCTAAGACGCTTCAGGATGCAAGATTCGTTTGTCACCGGGTTCCTAAAACACTATCAGATCTCAGAGAGATGTACCCCGATCAAAATCTTGAACCTGAAGATTTAACTGGCGGTGGTTTTGATGAAGACGAATACTCAATGGAAAGGCTTTCAAGGTATGAGTTTGACAAGTCTGCAAATTATTGGGGTGATGCGTGGGGAGGTGGTTCTTACGATGAGTCTCTGAGAACTTACTGGTTGCATGAAAGCTTCCTAAGAACAGATTACAATAATGATGGTATAGCTGAATTACGCAAGGTTTGCACTGTTGGAAACAAGGTGCTGTCTAATGATGAGATAGATCGTTATCCATTCGTTTCTTTGACGCCAATAAAAATACCGCATAAGTTTTTTGGACTGTCTGTTGCCGACTTAGTGATGGATCTTCAATTGATGAAGAGCACATTGATGCGGAATTTAATGGACAACATGTATAACCAGAACTTTGGTCGCTATGCTGTTCTTGAAGGGCAAGCAAATTTAGATGACCTTCTTACCCAAAGACCTGGAGGCGTAGTTCGTGTGAAGAGCCCGAATGCGGTTATGCCTCTAACAACCCCGCCACTACAACCCTATTCGTTCCAGATGCTCACATATCTTGATGGAATTCGTGAGTCAAGATCCGGTGTATCTAAGAATACACAGGGATTAAATGATGATGCGTTAAAATCCCATCAGACAGCAACGGCTGTTGCGCAGGTTATGACTGCCGCACAAGCTAGAGTTGAGCTCATTGCCAGAAACTTCGCGGAGACTGGCGTAAAGGAGCTTATGCTGGGTATATATGAGTTAGTTCAAAAGAACCAGGATAAGGAGCGGGTTATACAGTTGAATAATGAGTGGGTTGCTGTAAGGCCAGATATGTGGAGAGACAAATCAGACTGCACTATATCGGTTGGCCTTGGGCATGGTAATCGTGACCAACAGATGATGCACTTATCTCAAATGATGCAATTCGCTTCTCAGGCAATGTCTGGAGGGCTTAATATTGTAACAGAACAAAACCTATACAACATGGGTGCTGCTTTAATACGGAACATGGGGTTTCAGAATGTTCACGACTTCTTGACAGATCCTTCGGTTGCTCCTCAAAAGACAGACCCGCGCCAAGAAATGGCGCAAGCTGAACTACAGATAAAGAAGGGAGAGCTGGAGATTAAATCGGCTGAGACACAACTCAAAGCGCAGAAACTACAACTTGAAACTGCTAAATTACAATCTGACAACCAATTCAAAATGGCAGAATTGGCATTGGAAGAAGAGCAGAATAGAGCTGTTGCGATAGGAGCGACATGACAGACGAAGCTAGAGAAAGAAATGCTAAACGACTTCTACAAGATCCATTATTAGTAGAGTCATTCCAAGTTGTAGAACAAGAGATTTTAGACCTGTGGAAAACCACCGGGTCACACGATGTAGACCAGCGAGAAGCTTTCTGGCTGGCACTGAGACTGCTTGAAAGGCTGAAAGGACATATAGCCTCTGTTGTTCAAACAGGGGAAATGGAAAGGATGCTAGACAAGCAACACCCGTACATCTAAGGAGAATTTATTATGGCGGACACGCATGAAGCCCCGCAATTGCCGGAAACGGTAGTAGGAGGTGCTGGCAGTATAGCAAAAGCACAAGAGGCGTTAATTGGACTTATGGGAACCGATGAGGACATCCCTGAAGAAAAGGAAGCCACACCGGCGGAAGAGGTAGAGTCTACTGAGGAATCTCAAGACGAACCATTGGAAGCGGAATCTGAAGACGATTCTGAGGAAGAGTCTGAAGAGTTTGATGAAGAGAGCGAGGAGGGAGAGGAGCCTGATTCCTACACTGTTAGAGTAAACGGTGCAGATCATGAGGTGTCCCTTGAAGAACTCGTAAAAGGTTATTCTCGACAATCAGATTACACCAAGAAAACCCAGGAAATAGCTGAAGAAAGAAACCATATGGAAGAGGCGCTAGAAATGGCGCGTTCAGAAATTGGTCAAATTCAGCAAGAACGGGAAGAATACGTTGCGTCATTGCAGAACGTAATAGACAACTCAAACGAGCATCTTCAGCAGTTTATGAACGTCGATTGGGAACGTCTAAAGGAAGAAAGTCCTATAGAGTATGTTACTCTACGAGAAGACTATAGAGATGCGCAAGATCGTGTCCAAGCTATGTTCCAGCAGCAAGAAATGGTTAGGGCAAAGCAGGCAGAGGATGCTGCAAAACAGCATCAGAATGTGGTAGTAAGTGAACATAAGAAGCTTGCTGAAAAACTACCAGATTGGAAAGACGAAGCTAAGAGGCAAAAAATAGGAACTCAATTACGAGACTATGCGACTAGCTTGGGATATTCCACCCAAGAAGTTGGGTCTTTGGTAGACCACAGATCATTGCTTGTATTACGCAAGGCTATGCTTTACGACAAAGCCAATCCCTCTAAAGTTGCATCGAAAAAGCTCAGAAACAAACCGAAGGTGGTATCTTCTGGGTCTATTAGGGACAAATCCAGCAATTCTAAGGCGGCACGTAGAAAACAAATGGAGCGTCTTCAAGGGTCAGGTCACATCCACGATGCGACTAAACTTTTAGAGGATTTTATAGACACTTAACTAAGGAGGACTGCATTATGACAGTTCCGACAGATACTAGGGAAACCTATGGTGCCATTGGCATTAGGGAAGACCTATCAAATATTATATATAATATCAGTCCAATGGACACACCATTTCTTAATGGTTGTGGACGTGGAACCGCTGATAACACTC